GATTTTAATGCAGCCCTTTGGCGTGAACGATTGCGAAGGTGGAAAACGAGAGTGTTTAGATGTGTGCGAATAAAACACACTGATGATCGCGACTCAATCAAGTCCAACTTCTCTTTACACGGAATAAACACCAAAGAGTACAAGTCGCCGCATATAAAGACTAATCATCCGCATATTGTGGCGGCCGACAATAGGAGAAACGCACTAGATTTTATGGTGCGTGTGTGCTACACCAATCTTTGGAAGCCTTTCATCAGGAATGCTTCCGAAAGCCAGAGGATGTTTGCCTCTGGAGGCTATGACCAGCAATTTCGGTCATTCAAAGATTTAGCTAATGATTTGAACAGCAACGAACCAGGACCCAACGTTGACTGTATCATTAACATCGATGATGATTACTATGATCTGATCACGGACCTTAAGTATTTCAAGCCATTGATGCTGTACACTTTCACTCCTCCAGTACTAGCCGGAAACTACTGCGAAGGCACCTTCTTCACCAAAGAAGATGTCGTCACTGTAGAAATACCCGGAGGGAAGACCTATAGGCATAAGCTATGGGATTACTCCCAAGACACTGTTTCAATCGTTCATGGTTGGCAAGTCTATGTGTATTCCGTCGAAAAGTATAAAGTTGACCATTGGCACCACGTTATAGTCTTCATACCACGCAATAAATATTGGTGGATCCCGTTCATGCCCCATGAAGGACTACAACGATGTTCAGTTTCAGAAAACGGAGTTTCAATCCGTAAATATGTCACTTCATCTGAATCAGCTACAACTCATTTTGTTGATCCGCGAGACGTAGAGTCCGGACAACCTAATTACTACTCCTTGGCTATCGATGGTCAGAATTATAGTGTGGAAATACCTTTCGCATTGTACTCTGGCCTAGAAGCTAAGTTTAGATCCATGGCTTCAAAACCAACTATTGGATCTGTTACCTCAGAGTATAAGAATTGGCTGATGATTCCAAATGCAATAAGTGACGAAGTCCGAGAGACCAAGCTTGGACTGCTGAACATAGACGCTTCCATCATATTTTATGTGTTGGGAGTGCGCACTGGCTTGATAAAGCCTGGTAGCGGTGCCAATGCTACAAGCCCCTATGTGATGCCTTATAAAGCTTTACCCACTACCACATTTACGGTCTTCGCAAAACAGACCTGTACGGAGGATAATCCCTTACGTACGTGGGCGTGGGGACAGCCCCTAACACACAACCCCGCCTTTATTGCGAACAATAACGAGTCCAATAAGGCCGCTATGCAAGCTCACCGAAAAGATGGCCCATTAATGGACCATCCCACTTCTTTTTCAGCGAAGGACATGATGTTTGTCATGGAATTCCTGGATATTTTCATCAAGCGTAGCGGAATTAAAAGAGTAGTTTTGACGGATGAGGAAGTGCTTGACTTCTTCAGCAACAATAAAGAGCGTGTGTCGGCCATAAGAAAATTCTTTGATGGAGGATGGAACTTGTCCATGCTAGACCCTATGTGGCATGAATTCATCAAGAACGAATCTTATCCCGAACCTAAGGCACCACGCCCGATCCAAGCACCAACTGACGGCTATAAATACATCTCTGATTTTGTTCACTTGTTATTATACATGATGTTGAAGGAGATGCCATGGTACGCTTTCGGAAAGAATCCTGTTTCCACCTCAGAGCGCATGCAGCACGTGTTGCAAAGCGCTAGACACCAC